CTCTTACCGTCCCACTTAAATGCCATTAGCAACTCCCTCAGTCCACCATTTAGGTGGTTTAGATGGTGATTTCCAACTAGCAAAACTTTGTTTCTTTTCTATATAGTATTTCCTATAAGAACCAATTACATCTCCTGGTATCTTACATTCGTCAGGCATTGCCGGTGTAGGATCAGTACCAATTACATTTACAGGTATATTTTTAGGTGGATGTATTAATATGTCTTTTAGTTTTTGAATTGTCATGTGGTCTTTTGTATGATTGTAACGTAATTTAAATTCATCATTAAGAGCAATCATATGATTATATAACCAATTGTAATGAAAAATATTTTTCATAACCCATAATGTACTAGGGTGTTTAACATGGGAAGCTTTGTAGATTATATCTTCATGTTCTTTATTCTTTAGTCGCCATCTTTTTATTCTTCTACCAGCTTTAGTTCTATCTTCCCACTGTTCACCATCAATTATTCTATGAGCAGTAGATAGCATTTGTGCTGATTCTATAATCATTTTACAAACATGCTTATCAATAAGCATTTTTGCTGACTTCACAGGGTCTTTATGTACATAAAATATATTCAAGTATTCCTCCTCAAGTAGTTAGCTGATTTTTCTAATCTAATAGGGTCATCTTTCGCCTGACCTAATAGAACATTACAACTGAAACAAAGCATACCTCTTACCTTACCTGTCTTGTGGTTGTGGTCAACACATAGTTTATCATATCTATGGTCGCTCTCTTGGTTACATATATCGCATTTGTAATTTCGTTCTTCAAGCATAACTGTGACTTGATCTCTTGTAATTCCATATTTGTTTTTATAATGGTCGCCTTTTGACCCAGATGTTTCTCTAAGCTTTCGCATATACTTGTTACCATATTCTTTATAACATTCTTTACACCAAGGTTTAATACCGTTTTTGAATTGTTTATATGATTTTGATTTTTTTGATAGTCTAGCAAATGCTGTGATCTCTTTGATGATCTTACATTTACCACATTGTTTTTGATTGTGTTGTTGTGTTGTTCGCATAATAATCTCCTTATTATACTATTTATCATTTTAACAATCTTCATTTTAACAATATTCATTAGTGTATCAACTTTCTCATTACATAGTCCATCATACCATATTCCTTGGCCAAGTCAATCATTTTTTTATACCACAATGCTTTGAAGTCATCACTTTCAGCATTCTTACATGCCTGTGCTAACTTTTGTAAGTTTTGTACTTCTATTGGTATATGTATTTTTGTTTCCATAGTATATAATATATCACATTATGAGGCACTTGTCAAGCCTCTATTTGCCCAAATTTGTTCCATTGGTTACCACTGTTCTAAAAAGGGTAAACCCTTTGTTATTCCAATCTAATTTCTTGGTACACTCTGTATCTGTAACACACACGGTTTTAGTACAACCTGATAGAATCGCAGCAATGAGTAATATAATACTAACCTTTGTCATTCCAATCATATATTTGGTCTATTTTGAGTTTAATCTCGTCAGGAGACATGTCCTTGAACTCTCCCATGGTCGCCACCATCTTTTTATAATCTCTTTGTTTCTTACCTAATTTTTCTAATTTTTTCTTTTGTTTATTTAACGTTTCTTGTAGATTAATTTCTTTTTGTAGTTTAATAGATTGTTTTCTCATTCGCCATTGTCTTAATGATATATTGGCCGCTATCAATAGAAGTACAGCTAATGGGTCAAATACAAATATGAGTATCAATATTACTATACGAACAGCACTATCAAAATTATCTTCAGCATTCTCACCATAAATCAACTCTGCCACATATTTGATAGGTCCTACTTCGGCCTCTATCTTGTTTTGTTCTAAACTTAATGTACCCTTTTCTTCGGATAGTTTGCCAATCTCATTACTTGCCTCTTTGATTGCCGTGTTTAGTTCTAATCTTTCTGGCTCTTGTTTCTTACGTTCTTTAAGACCTCTAGTTACAAATTCTTTATCTATGTAAACTTCTAATGCCTTGTCTAATAGTGTTAATGTCTTTTGTGATCTATCAATAATAAGTTGTTGTGACTTAATTTGATTGTCTAATAATTCTATTTTAATATTGTTACTTGATGTTGGTTTGACTTGATCTAGGTGTGCTTTAGATAGAAATCCAAAGATACCCATAGATGTAATAAAGATTAAGATTATAATAGCAGAGAATAGATATGCTTTGAGTAACCGTGGTACATCACTATTCCAATTATGATATAACCAACTGGCCGCTACTAACTTACCAACTTCTAATGCTGATCCCATCATAATGATAGGTACAACAGCGCCAGCAAACAATGTCGCTAGACCTATGATTGAATATCCTGCTGCAATGATTGATATAGAAATAGCGGATAGAAATGTTAGTATAGTTAGAAACATAGTCTATTTAATATTGTATTCTGTTCTTATCTTATTTACTATAAGTTTTACTTTTGAGAAATAGTTTTTATCAGTAGCGTAAGCACCGAGTGTTTCTATTAGAACAAAAGGATCGGTAATACCTTGGTCTAACAGACTTCTATAATCTTTATAAGCACTACCATTATTTAGTACATTAATATAGTGCGCAACGCTATCACATTCATGTTGATAAACTTTTACTCCCCATTTTTTAGGGTTGTTTGATGGTAGCATATGAGGTTCTTTTAAGTCGTATGTACGAATACCAAATAGGTTTTTACCAACTTTAGCAAACCTACTTGTACCCCAACCTGATTCTAAAGAAGCCTGTGCCAACAATATTTCTAAATTAACTTCTCTTATATCGTAGTGAAAGTAAATATAGTTAACACATTGACTCACATTATCTAAAAACTGTTGATTGGTGTCGTGTTCAAAATCTGGTCTTGTTGGAACACTAGCTTCAGCTTGTGAAATAACCTGGTCTTTATACTCGTAAAAAGAAAGTGTAAAAAAGACAATAGTAGTTGTTACCATCAATGTCCTAATTACAGTTTTAAATGTTTTCATTTAACCCTTGCTATGTAATCGTAAGCTTGTAATGTTTTTTCGTTATAATCTTCGTAAGTATCTTTTAATTTAACTTGAAAAAAGTCTAACTTATTTGTATATTGATTTGCGTTATCAAATATCTTTTGTGCTTGTTTTTCTGTGTAGTTATTATAGATGTCGTTTATCCAATTACCTGAATAATAAACTTTACTAACACCTACTAGGTTACTTGGTTTGGCAAGTTCTCTTAACTGTATCAAGGCTTCTCCTACGTGTTGTTTAACGTAATGGTCTAACTCTTTGCTCTTTTTTCTCACTTTTTCCATAATATATCTTTCTCATTATAAGTCAAGGCCAATTGAATTTAACTTTGGTCTGAAACTGTAAAACAACTTATTATGATTTCCAGTATCACCTACATTAGCCATTTGATATAGGTGGACCATTTCGTGTCCTAGTGTGTCAACGAATTCTCTCTTGTCATAGTATTCAGGTAACATTTCTAAATGGAATACTCTAGTTCCTTTTCTCTTCCATTCCCAAACTACAACTTGACCCATACATTTAAACTTTGGGTATCTAATATTTTTTATGATTATATCATTAAAAGGTGATAATATATCATCAAAGACAGCTTTATTGATAATAGTAAAATATTTTTTAATATCTTTATATGTTGTCTTGTATTTTCTACGACTCGCAAGTTCACGCTTGAGAATTTTTTTAACTCTCATATCACTTCTTACTTTGAGTTTTGCATTCTTCATCTTCAATTTTACTTCCTTTTAATAGTTGGCACTTATGCGTCTTATCAAGTTCAAGTCTTAATTGTGTCATCACATTGTCCATAATGTAAGGTAAATGTTTTTCTAAAACAGCAGTCATTTGTAAAGCAAATGTATATGCCATCTTACTCATTTCAGTTTCTAACAATTTCTGGTGATCCATGTCGGTACCTCTAATTGTTTCTGATATAACATGACCTATAACGGCCGTATTATACTCGTCTGCTTTAACTGAATTATTTAAGGCGGTTAAACCAAACCATAATATCGTTAAAAATACTATCAATGTTTTCATTATATATTCCTCTCTTTCATATTTATAGTATACACTATATTAGAGAGATTGTCAACCGGTTATTTGCTAGTAATTTTGTTATTTTAGGAGGGAACAAAGGGTGAACACTAGGTGTCGCACCCTTTATTTTTAGTGATTCTATGGAGTAACGAAATCGTTATTCCAGCCAAAGGCTTCTTTAACCATATCAGCGGTTAAACCTTTAAAAGTTTTGTTAAGGGTATTATTCTTCATATCCAATAAAACTTTTGCTTCTTCCTTTTGTAATCCTTCTAACATCTGAATAAACATAGTTTCTTTTCTTAATCTAGTTGTAGATGTATCAGCACCTTTTACAAAATGCCATAGTTTTTTTGATTCCGTTATTAAAAGCGTGTGTTCCGTTCCGATAGGAGCTTCATTTTCAATATACGGTGGGATACCTTCCGGTAATTCCCATTCTATTTTAGGATCAAAAGCACCTTTTAAGATTTGTCTTAATGCAGGTTTGTCGTACTGCCTTAAGATTTCTACCTTTTTAGGTTTATCTTTTGCGTTGTTTATTTTTAAAAAGATTTCACTTACAAGTGGAAAACTAGAGCCTGACGTTGTTGCCATAGCTTCCATCGCTTTTCTGGAAATCAGTCTTGGGTTATCTGCCATTATATTTCTCCATGCATGTTATCAAAAATCATTTATATTTTCAATCAATGACTTCAGTTTGTTTTCTATAAAGTATGTTAACAGTAGCGTCCTACTAGGTACTTCATATGTTTCATACTTATTACGTATGTTATTATATATATGACCAGGAATTTCTCCTAAGTCTATCAATGTCTTATTTCGTTCATAATACTTTTTAGTTTCTGAACCTAGAGGTATGTTTGTTATATTCGCCCACTCCTCTAATCTTTTCTTATTTATAGGCCTTTGTTTAGTACCAGTTACAAATACATCATCTGGACTTAATATGTTTGGTACTCCATCTGATCTGTCCCCTTTAATAATTTGTTCATGTAAAAATCTAATTGGGTCTTCATCTTCTACAAACTTCTTTTGTATAGGTGCATATTGTTTTACATTAGAATACTTCTGTAATTGAATAAAGTCTTTATCACCAGAAACAATCATAATTTTTTCTTTATTATGGTTCTCTTTTACAAGTACCCCAATTATATCATCTGCCTCAACACCTTCTATATGAATAACTTTATATGGAAAGTTTTCAGCAAGTTCATCTCTAATCTCACTAATCAATTGAAATAGACTAGACCAATCTTTTTTATCTTCTTCTCTGCCTTTTCTTCTAGCATGTTTGTAGTGAGGAAATATATCTCTACGCCATGGATTAGCACCATCAGCACACAATATAGTTTTACCATATTCTGCTTTAAACTTGATGTTATAGCCTCTCAGCGAGTTTAAGACCATGTGTCTTAACATATCTTTGTCTGGTATCTCGTCTAATTGACCTCTTGTGTGTGCAAATAAATTAGAAATCAATACTTGGTTTAAATCTACTAATATCATTATTGTAATACTCCTATGTCATCTGACATTTTAGACCAATCTCTACATATGTCCATTACTCGTTTTCTAAATTTAAAATTAATAAATTTATCATCAATTAGGGTTTCAAATAATTTGTCCACACCAGCACCTAACTGTAAGTTGATATGTTTCTTAAATTCAAACTTTTTAAATTCGTCAAATGCAGTAACCACATGATGTTTTTGAAATGGCTTGTTTACTTCTTCCCAAGTTTTACTATAAAAGAAATCCTTGACAGGAAGAGATAGATATGGTGTAATCAATTGTTTCTTATTGTTTCTAGCAATCAATTCATGCCATAGATAACCTGCTTGATTGTTTATGTCAAAATAGTTATCTCTAAACTCATCAAATTTTTCTTTTGATTTACCTGGACCATAATGTATCATAGCCTTTTTAGATATACCATAATATCCATCAGCAGCCCAACCACTTAATACAACTTCTTCCTTAATCTCTGGATACACATATAAAAAAGGAAAGCAACATTCAAAATGTGTTTTCTTTTTACATCTTACTTCTTTCACTAATCTTTGAAAATCGTTTTGTAAATTGTGTGTAGGTACTACTATAATATTACAGTCCCAACCCATTAGTTTTGCCACTTCAGCGGCCTTTGTAGCGTCATATGATGGTTGATCTTGTAGATGAAATGTATATGCAGTTATCTTCTTACCCATTCTATGAGCAGCGAATGCAACTGATAAACTATCAACACCACCAGATAATAAAACAGCAACATTCTTATCTATTGTCTGTTGTTCAATCTGATCAATTATTAATTTATCTATCATAACCATTTTTTTTTGTAATACTTATAAAAGTCTTTGTCAGTAAAAATTTCTTTAATCTCTTTAATTGGTACTTCGTCTTTGTTAATAAGTTCTGATAAGCTGTCATATTCATATGTATCAACTTTCCGTGTCATTGGGTTTGTTAATTCCCCTAAACAAATCATCAACCGGACTTTTTTCTTTTTCTCTATCTTCTTCAATTCTTTTTTGAGTTTGTCCATAAAAATAAAAAGCAATATATAAAATTGCTAGTGTAAAACTAACACTTAAAAAGAGAAATAATAATCCGTGTGCAAAGTCCATAATAAGAAAGGGCGCCGAAGCGCCCCATCTAGCTTTTTAATTACGCATCAATTGGTGCAAGTTCTGACTTCTTAACAGATACTTTGTGATTGCTGTATTTGAACTGTGTTCCATACAACGCTTTAATACCAGCAGATACAATTGCTCTAGTAGGTGTACCCATTCTGTAAACTTTGTTACCGTTTACACTGTTACCAAAGATCATATAACCTTCAGCTCTTAAAGTGTCAATCATTGCTCTTGGTGATTCTAAATCAAATTTACTTCTAATTGATTTCCAAGATATGTTTTCACCTTTT